CCCTGCTAGGTTTTACAGTATCGCATATGCCCTTGACCTCGGACAGGAACATGGACAGCTCGTACTTGCCAATCGAACCAGAAGTGTCAACTGCCAATACCAGTTCCTCGACTTTCTCGGACACGCCACTCGGCATTATCAAGTCTAGGTGTAGGTATCTTCGATTGGGTTTGTTGTATGTTGAGTAGTCACCACCTGCACACGTATCGGTAATGAACTCACGCAGGACTTCACGCCAATCGACCTTCGGGTCTAGCAAGTCCTCAAGTGTACGATTGCCACCCGACCCAACTTTTCCTGCAACCAACGCACCTTGACGTATCACGTCATCAATGTCTTTGGCTAGTTCTCGCTGTTCTTCGGCTGACAACTCTTGTGCCTCTTCCCATTCATGCGTATCGAAAGGAACACCATTTCCATTAGGGAAATCCCTAACCGAACCACCTTGTTTCTTTTTCTCACGCAACGCATTGAATATCTGTGTGACGCTCATGTTGTTGTACTGCTCGTCATAACAACCATTGGCTAATGCACCCGTCATGGTAGCAAACTTGTCTAGCTTGTTCTCTTCGACAAGCTTACCATTTATCCAATAGTCACACGCCATGTTCGCCAGTTCGGGATCCATCTTGTATAGATGATAGTAGATATGTAGATGTCTTGGTAACTTGTGATAGTTCTCATGTAGCACCAAGAATCTGAGTTCGGGGTCATTCAACTTCTCGCTGTACGCACGACCATATCTTTCGTCCCGACCATTGGTGCAGGCAGTAGGAACGTCATCTCTGACACTCCTATCGCCAATCGCAAGCAACCCTGCAAGGGCAGTATATCTATCCTTCATCATGATATCTGATACTGCCTTTTGTAGTCGCTGTTCGACACTAAGGTTTTGTTTAATTAGTAAGTTCATAACTCTCTCTTTCTATTAGGGAAATCCCTAATGGTTATACCTTATCGGCTTGATAAAGATGTTGATTGTTCATTGCCCACTCGGTGAACTTAGCGTTGGTCATCACCATTGATTGGTGCTGATAGTTCTTGGCACGAACACCATTGACAAACATGGCTTGTGCCTCAATGTCCAAACGAACAAGATACTCCATGAACGGGGTAACAAAGTCCTTGGTCATTGAACCAAGCGAACGGAACACAACCATAACTGTGGCTGACACGCTATCGGGTATCTTCGCTGTCTTAGGTGAGTTCGCAATCTCTTCACGGCTTGGCATCTTATCAATTAGCTTTACATATGCCATCAAGTCCAACGCACCACGTTCGCCAATCGAACCAATCAACCCTGCTGTTAACACGTTATCGCCCATGTTGTCACGTTCATGTATGAGATCACTAGCCATGTGTAGTGAACGTGGTGTAACAAATGCTGTACGCTGTTGGTTTGGGTGGAAAATGTACGGGTTGTCATCTGGGTTCTTCACGTCCTCAAACGCATGGAACAACTGTGGCGTGTCTTTTGCCCAACCAAGTATGGACGGGTGTATGTTGTTGTTCAAACCCCATGCCAACCATTCGGTATTGGTAGTCTTGCGAACATTGACCACGATCAAACGATTACGTTGATGTGCCTCAAGCATATCGCCAACACCTTCTGTGCCTTTGTTCGTTGTGGCAAAGACAATACTATCGGGGTGTAACTTGTTACTGCCCAACTGTCGTTCTAGCGTTAGCCTTGTTAGTGCCATCTTGACCGATCTATTGGTCTTACCATACTCGTCCAAGTCCATGATGATAGGCTTGTCCTTGATGTGCATACCGAACTCTTCATTGGGTACAAATGATACGTAGTCCTGCTCTCCGTTTGCCTTGAACTTCGGCATCATAATATCGCCAAGGTCTTTCGTTGTGCAATCAACGTAGCATGGCACGTGAGTAGGAAGTGCCTTGGCTAACATCTGTAACACGGACGTTTTGCCGTTGCCCATGTCCCCTTGAAGTAAGACAGTACGCTTGTTGCCTACTGCCAAGATTAGTTTCACACACTCTTCCAAGTTTAGTGAGTACATTGCTTTTGCTGTATTTTGCATAATATATCCTTTCTCTATTTATGCGTTAGGGATTTCCCTAATGGATTACCAACCAAGTGACTTGATTGAACTGATAACGTCATCAACACTCTGCTTAGTGTTCTGACGCAACGCACCATCTTCACGTAGTGCGTCTGCTGATATACCCTCGAACGTATCCATAAGCTGACGTGTTAGGGTATGTAGTCGCTTGTCCTTGTCTGCCAGGGGGACAAGTAGGTTCTCAAGCATATCGGTAATGTTAGATGTAACTGTATCATGAAACACCTTCTTATCCTCTTGGCTCTTGTAGTCTAGCCTATCGGATAGTCGTGCTAGGTACTTCATCAGATCGCCCATCATACTATCAATAGCTTTACCGAACATAGCAGTATAGTGCTTGTCGTATTCTTCTGCCAATGACTTGGCTTGCTCCTGCTCCATCTCCACACGGAAGTCACCACTTGTCGGAAGTGGTACGAAACTTAATCGCCAACCGAACTTGTGTCTTAACACGTCAAGAGGTGGATAGTTAGCTGGATTGTACAGGTCACCAAGTAGCGTTTGTGCATTGACTACTGCGTCCTCGTAGATATCGAAAAACTTCTCAACCAACGTGTGGAACTCCTGCTCTGCTTTTGTCATGTACTGTTTGTACTTGAAGAACGTTGATGTAGGTAATAATCGCATACCCATATCTGACCAAGGTAGTGTCATGGAAGAGTGAGCGTTGCGTGTGTTACCTACGAACTTTTGTACTGCCACAAGTTCGGGGCAGTTGCCTAGTAACTTCTTATGAACGTTGGCTACATTGGGGTCGGCTTTCTTTATCGTTTCCAACTCTTCTGATGCACTAACGTCTTTCTTCCTAGCTGTGTATACTGATGCACTAAAGTCAACGAGCATAGACGCTGACGATAGATTAGGGGCTTTAATTTCTTGTTCCATTTTATATCCTTTCTGTTAGGGATTTCCCTAACCAAATATTGCCCAAAGTAGTACGCCAAAACCTAGCATACCGATTAGTAAAGCCATAAGGCTCACGAACTCGGCAAACATTGCCAAGAACGTATTCTCGATATCGTCTATTGATTTGCCATTCAGACGCATACCGAAAAATCTGTCAGACCTCTTACTTACTTCGTCAAGGTCTGGTAAACCGATTGATTGTCTTAATTTTACTTTTGAATTTACGTGCATATCCTCTGCCTTGTTGAACTTCTTACTTGTCATATCTCTCTCCTTAGTTGCTTGTTTTGTTGTTGATACCGATAAGGTCACGCTTACGTGACACAACGATATAGTTGGACTTGTGTACTGGTGCGATACAGAACTTGACCTCTTGTGCTAACAACTCACCACACGCTAGGCAAGTGTTGTATCCGAGTTCCTTACGTTCAAACCGATATGGCTCGCCACACTTGTCACATTCTGGATTAGGGATTTCCCTAACGAGAACTCGCTTGAGGTCATGAGGGAATTGCTTGTTACGTATTACCATGTTGATATCCTTCTGTTAGATAGATTTCTCATTATACTTTAGTATAGCATATTTCAAGTCCTGTGTCAAGGGGTACAGTCCTGTGGGTTCTAATAACGTATGGTGGTAAATAGTGGTAAGTTATGTAATGTTCCATAATGTTCCATAATGTTCCAAAGTGAGATTGGCTAAGTGATTGATTTTGTTGGAATGTTCCAATGTTCCAAAAATGGGGGAATTGAAGAGGTCTGGGAGATTTTGTGAGAATGTTCCAAAAAAGATTACGCAAAAGGTGGTCGCTCAAATGTTGTCGCTCAATTTTTTAGTTTGGAACATTATATATATATATATATATTTATTAGGGATTTCCCTAACCATATGCTATTAGATACCACTAGATGATATTAGATGATACGATTTACTAATGTTCCATTTTGCCTTTTTATTTTGGAACATTATGGAACATTTGGAACATTAGACTCAACGCTCTACACAACACTGGTTTCAAAAAGGCTACATACTAAAACAAGTCATAATGCAGGGTATCATAGGAAAACCATTATGCGCTAACTGGTATCATATAACTGGTGTCGAAAAAATTTCGGGCACAAAAAAAGCCACCCAAGTTTCCCTGGGTGGCTAAAGTTCGTTAGGGAATTCCCTAATGATTATGCAGGTACATCAGTGGTAAGATACTG